AATATTTAAATAATGACAAAATAAAAAAATACAAAAAATATATTTTTTTTTCAAATCAAAACTTTGCAAATATTATATCTTTTTTTATTTTTATAATAACGTATCATGTCGGGTGATTTATTTTCTTCCATATTATATATAATTAATATATTATATTATATTATATTATTTATAATACAATATAATTTTAAATATATTTTTCCATATTATATATTATTTAATGAAAAAAATATCTAAAATTGATATTTCGCCTTGATATTTACCAAAAATTATCTAAAAAATATCTAAAACTATATAATTACATGTAAATATTTATAAATATTTACGTCTATATATCTAATTAATATCTAATTTTATATATTTACGCGTAAATATCTTATTAAATATCTAAATTAGATATTAAAAAATGTATATTATATATTATATGGATAAATAATTCAAAAATAATTCAAAAAAAATATCTAATTTAAATATATATGAAAGAAGAGATTAAGAAGTATCTGGAAGGATTAAAAAAGAAATTCGATGAGAATGATAATTATTATCAGGCTTATAAAGTTATAAATAATAAAATGATATTAATAGGTAATGCAAGCACAAAGAAAGAATTAAATGAATTAGTAGATGAAAAATTATCTGAATTTGTAGATGAGAATGTAGAATATGTAATTAAGATTTCTTATAATATATCTTTAAAAAATTATTTAAAAGGTCCTTTAAGTATCCTATGCGTAATAAATAAATTAACTGATAAAGGAAAATTAAGTAAAAAAGATATGAAAGTAAATTCTGTTTATTATACTGAAGATGAATTAGAAGATTATAAATTAAAAAAAAATGATTATAAATTAGTTGCAAATGCTTTATTAAATGATATCATTGAATCTAATCCATTAAAAATTTATACTAGAAAAGATATTGAATAATATATTTTATAATTAAAATAAAATATATTATATAATTATATATGTTAGAAGATTCACCAGATGTTTTTTATTTAGATGTTATTGTTAATAATATTAATTCAGGTAATGGAGGTGAAGGAAGTAGAACACAAGCTAAATATAATGAGACTCGTACAATTCCATGGTTATTTAATCCAAGTCAATATTATGGTTCAATAGTTCAATTTAATATTCAAAATACTGACGTTCCTTTTTTTGATGTAGTTATAGAACCAAATCAAGGAAATGTAAATTTAACAATTTACACATTAATGTTAGAATATAATGGAACTCAAATTTTTCAACCTGTAATTTTTATTCCTCAAAATTCTACATCTGCTGTTCCCTTACCACCAAACCAATACCCAGATGGATATCAAGAAAGTGATACGGGTTATTATCAAATTTATTCATATGCGTATTTTTGTGAATTAGTTAATAATGCATTTACAAGTGCATATAATCAATTACAACTTATTTTTCCAACATTACCAGATAATTGTCAACCAATGATAAAATTTAATTCTACAACCCAATTTTTTTATATTACATGTAACGCATCATTATATAATCAAAATGGAGTAAGTCCAATAAATATATATATGAATAGTGCATTATATCATTTATATTTATTTTTTACATCTTTTAAACTTAGAATTAATAATGTTGGATATCATTTATTAGTATTAAATCCAACAACATCACAAATAGAAAATAATGTTTTAACAATTGTTCAAGAATTACAATCTATAAATTTATGGTCTCAAGTTGCGTCATTAGTAATTGCAACTCAAACAATACCAATAGTACGAAGTCAAACATTCTCACCAGCTTTATATTATAATGGAGTTATTGAACCATCTAAAAATAATAGTCAAACACAATCAATTTTATTAGAATATTCAGTTGAAAATAGTATATACACAAGAAATATTGTTTATAATCCTAGTGCTCAGTATCGGCTATTTGAATTAGATGGTTTGAACCCTCTTTATAATTTAGATTTTCAATTTTTTTATCGCTCTACATTTGGTTATATAAATCCAATTTATTTAAATTCAGGATCATCATTATCTGTAAAAATGGGATTTTTTAAAAAATCTAAATTTAGTAATTTAAAAAATTTAAATTAAACTATAAATTTTTTTTTTTTAAAAAAATTATCTATAATAATAATATATATAAATGTCTGGTGATATAAAAACTATTAAGATTACTGATTCTAGAATTAATGATTTAACAAATGATATGACTTTTGGAGTTTTTGATGGTGGATCGCAATCAACTTATCAACAATTCCCTTTTAACAGTGCATCTAATTCAAGTCTTACAGCAAATATTCAGATAAATTGATTGTCTGAGTCTATTCAAAAGATAGGCTAGTTGAAAATATTTATTATAAAATTCGGCGACACGTCCAAATTGCGGGGATATCTTGTTAGGTCTATAATACTAAGTTATATAAGAAATTATATAATGGCGATAGTTAACCACTATCGGTATAGTAAAAAGTTATAGAATAGAGACAATCCGCAACCAAGCCCCTAAATCCGTTATTGTGAGGACATGGGGAAGGCTCAACGACTAAATGGAGGTGGGGATGAGAAGATTAACAACCTTCTATGATTCCTTAAGATATAGTCTAGTCCTTATGGAGACATAAGGTTCACAACGACCAAGTGAAAGTATAGTATCAGATGCAAGAGTATTATTTAAATCTGATTTAAATTTAACTGTTCAATGTGGCAATGTTCCCGCAACAAAACAAGCATTTCAATATGGTTTAACCGATTCATTAAATTCATATCCTCTTCAGAGTTGTTTTACTACTGCAAATGTTTTAATTAACAACGCTAATTCATCTACAAATTATCAAGATGTTTTACCATTTTTAAAATTATTAGAAGATTCAAAAAATTCAGATAAAATTAATTCAACTTCTCCCGATTATGTGAATGAATTTTGGGGAATGTATTCTGATGCAATTTTAACCAATTCTAATCCTATGGCTTCATATAATGAAGCTAGTTTTGATAATGCAAGAATTCCAAACGGTGCATATCCTTGTACAATTACTGTAAATCATTATGTTGCGGGCGTTTTAACTGATTCAAGTTTAATATCAACTGCTACAACTGATACATGGACCATATATTTAACTTTTAAAGGTTTAACTGAACCATTTTTAGGATTAAGTCCATTCGCAAATAAAGATTTCAATAAAGCCGGTCTATTAGGTCTTAATAACACTGCTCTTACTTTAAATATTGATTCTGCTGTTCGTCGTGTTTTTTGTACAGGAAACACCGCTGTAAATCAAGCCGGTAATGGTTTAACATCTTATATTACTAATATTTCTTTAGGAAATCCATCTTCAAATAGTCTTGGGTTTACTAATTCTAAATTAATGTTTAATTTTTTAACTCTTTCCGATTTACAATATTCTAAAATTTCAACAAGAGCAGTCACAAATTATTCATCATATGACAGATATATCTCACCAGCTTCATCATCTCCATCAGTTGCGCCAAATGGAACAGGAAGTGTAACATTCCAAAATATTCAATTAAATCAAATTCCTAATTTATTAGTTTTCGCTCTACGTGTTCCAGTTTCTCAACAAAATTGGGCTTATACTGATTCTTTCTTAAAAATAAATACTGTTTCTATAACTTTAAATAATCAATCTGGGCTTATTGCATCCGGTTTAATAGAAAATTTATATAATATGAGTGTTGATTCTGGAAGTCATCAATCTTTCTATTCTTTTGGAGGACGTGCAAATGCTATCCAAAACGGTGTCGCCGTTCAAGTTCCTACAATTGGTTCAATGATTTGCATTAATCCATCTAAATTTTTATCATTAAATCCATTATTATCTAACTCTAGTATTGGTCAATTTAATTTACAAATTACCATTACTAGTTTTGAGAATCAATTTCCATTTACAATTCAACCAGAAGGAATTATTATGTGTTTAAATTCTGGATATTTCATCACTGAAACTGGAAGTAGTAGTATTTTCACCGCTGTTCTTGATAGACAGATGGTTCTTGATGCAAAAAATCAAGAACATCACGATATTATTGATGAAGAATTATATAAAAGAACAGTTGGAGGAAAAATGCATCATGGATTCTCAGGAATTGCTAAATTTTTCAGACATATGAAACCACATCACATGATGAAAAAAGCTTTAGGAATGGAACATCATGATGATCATGAAGAAGGTGGAAGACATAGAAAGCATTCTCATTCTATGTCAAAATCTAGATTATCAAAATTATTAAGATAAAATAAAATAATATAATTTTTTAATTTTTTTTAATTTTTTTATATGTATATATAATATATATATAAAATGTCTATGTTAAGTAATCAAAAGATAATTAATGAAATTAAAGATATAACTGATAGTTTTATAAAAACACGTCCTAAAATGGAAATGAATAGTTTTGTTTCATCACAAAGACAACCTTATAATTTAGGAGATAGAAGAGGAAATCAACCAGTTAATTTTTTAAAAGGTGGGGGAAGTCCAGGATTCATGAGACATCCATTACCCGGCGGAAATAATAATGGTAATACTCTTCACCCCGATCCTCTTTTTTCTGGTATTGTTTATAAACCAATTTTAAATCTAGAAAAAGGTGGCGCTATTTTAGCCGAAAAAATGCCATTAACTGGGGGATTTTATTCTGAAAGTGATAGTGATACGAATAGTGAACTTTCTGACAGTGATTCAGAATTTGAAGGTGGTGATTTAATGTCTGAAAGTTCAGATGGTGAATATAGTTCTGATGATGAAGGAGAAATTGGTGGCGGTGTTTATGATGATTATGTTAAACCAGCAGGAAAAGCATTAAGCAAAGGATTATATGATGTTGGGAAATTTGCATTTAATGACGTTGTAATACCAGCAGGGAAAGAAGTATTAAAAAAAGCTATTTTAGGGGCAATGATGGGGGCGGGTCATATGGAAGGAGGATTAAGTGGAACAAAAGCAGAATTTATTCATATATTAAAAAAAATGTATCCAAATATAAATTTTAAAAATATGAAAAAAGAAGAAATAGTTAAAAAAATTAAAGAAGAAGTAGATAATCAATCATTTGAAGAAGAAGTAGTAGAAGAAGTAGAAGTTAAAGAAAAAAAACCTAGAGTCAAAAAACCTAAAGAACCAAAACAGCCTAATTTAGAAAAATTGGTAAAGAAAGAAAAAAATAAAATAACCACTAAAATAAGAGCTATAAAAAAAAGAGCGGGGGGGAAAGATGGTTTTTTGCCACCATCTGCAAAGCAACAGATAAAAATAGATTATTTAGTAAAAATTCGTAATGGTTTAACAGTAGATAATATAAAAGATTTTAATATAAAAAATATAAAATTTCCAGAACCACCACCAAAACCAGAACCAGAACCAGAAAAAAAGAAAACAAAAACTAATTTTGATAAAAATGTTGAAAAATTTGAAAAAAAATTAAAAGTAGCTCAAGGATTTTTATCTAGAGCAAAATCACAAAAAACAAAAGAGAAATATGAGAAAGTTGTAGAAAATGCAGAAAAATTTCTAGAAAATTCAAAAAAAGAACGTGATAGGTTTGGAAACAAGAGTAATTATATAATTAAATACCCAGAAGAACCACCTAAAGCAGTAAAAACTGAAGGAGGTAAATTGAAAAAATTAATTAAAGGAAGTGCAGAAGCGAAAGCAAAAATGGCAAAAATTAGAGCAATGAAAAAATCAAATTAATTTATGATTCAACCATTCAACATTTTTTTGGATATTTGTAAATGGTCCCCATAAAATATATGCGCTAAATAAAGCCGGACTAGGTATTAAATTATCTATTAAATGACGTTCAGTTTTATTTTCATAATGTCTCATCCAATAAGCTAATCTTTTATTAATACTTTTATGATCAATATATGTGCTTCCAGTATCTAAACCAAAATCTATATATGTCCCATCTTCTAATATTGCTCTTAATCTTTTATGTTTAATCGGTGATTGTTCAATTCTAATTATTTTATGCATATTATAATTAGAATACAAAAAAATTATACTTTAAATAAATAATTTTGCATGTCATTTAAAGACATTAAATACATTTTTGATAAATAACCATCTCCGCCATTAACTAATCTTTTATATTTTTTTTCAGTTATCATCTTTTTTAAATCTTCAACAGGTATTAAATATAAATCAAATAAATCATCCGGTTTTATTATAAAATATGCATAAATATCTGCTTCTGTTATCATTATTCCCGATGGTTTATTTCTACATTCAAATTCTATAGCTATATTCATAGTGTTTATTGCTCTTCTATCTGATTTGACTTCATATTTTGTTAATTTATTATCTTTTGTTATTGTTAAATCATAATTTTTATTAAATCCATCTTCTTGTATATCTTTTTTCTTCGAATATCCTACTTTATGAGTATATGTATCATATGGTAGAAGCTCTAATAATTTTTGTTCATATTTTTGTCCAAACTTTAAATCAGATATAAACATTTTTATATTATATTTATAAAGTAGATATTTTTTTTTCATTATAAACTATAATATAGAATGAAATATAATAAAAATATAAAAATTGAATATAATTAATAAATTCCGTATTATATATTAAAATATTAATATATATATATATTTTTTAATATATATACTTAATATATATATAATGAACTATATGGTATCTACTTAAAGATATTATATTATATTATATTATAGAATGTCAGATATAGTTATTTATAAAATTATTTGTAAAGATATAAATATAAAAGATTTTTATATAGGTCATACAACAAATTTTTCAAAGAGAAAAATACAACATAAAAGTTCTTATAATAAAGGGAATAATATGTTAGTTTATCAATTTATCCGCAATAATGGAGGATGGGAAAATTGGGATATAATATTAATAGAAAGTTGTAAATGTGAAAAATTTTCAGATGCTTGTAAAATAGAAAAAAAATATATTGAAGATTTAAAAGCAACTTTGAATAAAGCAAAACCAATAAGAACTAAAAAAGAATATTATGAAGATAATAAAGAAAAAATAAACGAAACTAAAAAGTTATATAATCAAAAAAATAAAGAAAAAATTTCAGAAACAGTTAAAAAATATTATGAAGATAATAAAGAAAAAATTTTAAATTATATAAAAGAATATAATGAAGATAATAAAGAAAAAATAAAAGAATATAGAAAAGAATATAATAAAAAGAAATTTTATTGTGAGTGTTGTAATAAAGAAATATCATTACCTAATAAATCCATACATAATAATTCTAAAATTCATATAAATAATTTAAAAAATCTATGATTTTTTTTTGTGTTGTTATTGTATATTATGGTAAGTTCAGAAATCAGTTACATGGTCAGTTCGGATGATTTAAAAAATGCTCTTGGACATGATTTAAAAATTATTAAATTTCAAGATATAAAAAATTATAATGATATATTTCAACTATTACCAAAAAAAAAAGATTATTGTGTTATTTTCTTTACTGATGAAATTAAAAATGGAGTTAATATAGGACATTGGACATGTTTAACCAGATATAAAAACTATTTTGAATTTTTTGATAGTTATGGTTTAAAAGAAGAAGATGAACTAAAATTTATTTCTGAAGAGAAAAGACAATTATATGGAGAAGGTAGAGATTATTTACAAAATTTATTAAAAAATGTAAAACATTCTAATAATAATTATGATTATCAAAAATGGGATGATCATGTAAGTACATGCGGAAGATGGGTTATATTAAAATTATTTTTATTTCAAAATGGTGTTAATACGAATAAAGAATTTCATAATATAATAATGAGAAAATATTTAAAAATGAAATTTAAAAATTTGGATCAATTAAGTGTTTATTATACTGAATAATTTTTTTTGTTTAAACTTATCCAAATTTTCCCCCGGAGTCATTATATATTATTAAAAAAAATTTCTTCTTTATAAAAATTGAAGCTACTAAGTTAATATAAAAACGGGGGAAATTTACGGAATCCGAAAATTTGTTATATAAAAATACGTTTCCGTAAATTTCCCCCATTTTGCCCTTTTACTTAGTAGCTTCAATTTTTATAAAGAAGAAATTTTTTTTAATAAAATATAATGACTCCGGGCGAAAATTTGGATAAGCCAAAGTAAAAATAAATAATATTAAAAAATATATAATATAATATAATATAAAAAAAATATCTAAATTATATATATATGAGTAAAAGAGAAATATCAGAAACTTCTAAAAATATTTATACTAGAAATATTCTAAGATTAAATGACGGAAATGAAATTAAAAATTATAACTTTTTAAAAAAAACAGATAACATTATGAATAAAATAAATCATCTTAAACCAAATTCACAAAGAACATATTTAATTAGTATTGTATCAACTATAAAAGGTTTGAAAGGTTTTGAAAAAGAATTTAAAATTTATTATAATAAAATGATGGAACTAAATAAAGAACTTAAAGTTAATAATGAAAAAAGTGAATCACAGACAGAAAACTGGATTAGTCAAGATGAAGTTAAAGAAATATTTAATAAATATTCTGAAAAAGTTGAACCATTATTAAAATTAAAAAAAGTTAATGAAAAACAATGGGATGATATATTAGATTTTGTTGTTTTAAGTTTATATATTTTAAATCAACCACGACGCAATAAAGATTATCAATTAATGAAAGTAATTAAATCATCTAAAAATTTATCCGAAGATTATAAAGATTTTAATTATTATATTCCGAGTGAATCAAAATTTTTATTTTATAATTATAAAACACAAGGAACGTACAATTTGCAAGAAGTAAATGTAAATGATCATTTACAAAAAATTTTATTACAGTTCTTAAAATTACATCCATTAAGAAAAGATAAAAATTTCTTTTTATTAGTAGATTATGATGGCGAAGAATTAAAACAAATAAATTGTATAACAAGAATTTTAAATAAAATTTTTAAAAAAAAAATTGGGGTTTCTGCTCTGCGCGGTATCTACCTAACAGACAAATTTAAAAAACCATTAGAAGAATTAAAAGAAACAGCAACAGCAATGGGAACCAGTTCTGGAACTATTTCAGATACATATGTAAAACTTGATGTTAAATAAAAAACTAAAAAAAACCATTTAAAACGATAATAATATTTATTATCATAAATGACAGAAATTAATAAATATCAAAATGGAAAAATTTATAAAATTGTTTGTAATAAAACAAATTTAGTTTATATCGGTTCAACTACTCAAAAATATTTATCAGATAGACTTAAAGGGCATAGAATAGCATATAATAGAAATAAAGGAATAACAACTGCTAATCAAATTTTAAAAAATGGGGATTATTATATTGAGTTAGTTGAATTAGTTCCATGTAATTCAAAAGATGAGTTATTAGTTCGTGAAAGATATTATTTTAATAATATTGAATGTATTAATAAAGTAAGACCAAAAAGAACTTTGGAAGAAATTGAAAATAATAATAAAGAATATTATGAAAAAAATAAAGATGTAATTTTAGAAAAACAAAAAATATATGTTAAAAATAATAAAGAATATATTAAAGAACAAACAAAAAAATATCGTGAAGAAAATAAAGAAAAAATAAAAGAACAAATAAAACTATACCAAGAAGAAAATAAAGACAAAATAAAAGAACAGCGAAAAAAATATCGTGAAGAAAATAAAGAAAAAATAAAAAAAAAAAAGAAAA